ATACCACTGCTTGAGTCCACAAGTTGCGATACTGTCCCACTTGGTTTGACGCATGTGATAGCAGTGCTTTGGGGGATACCAAAGATTGCTGACCACTCTTTATTTGTTTCAACTGCAATTTCCCTGAGTGCTGTGAGGGTTTTTTCAAGCCCATGTTTTCTCCCATTTGTTAGTTCATTATCCATAATACCTGTAAGGCTAACACCAAGAAGTCTTTCTTCTTCTGTGTTCTTATTCCATATCTTTCGCAAGTATGGAAACTTTGTAAGAGTAGATTGTGCTGTGCCTAGTATAGTGGCAAGCATAACCTTTCTTTTTAAATCTTCAAACTTATCTTTCTCTCGTATCACAACTTCTGTAAGATTGCAGAACTGGTAAGGACGCAGTATGATTTCACTGCAAGGATTCGTGCCAAAGTCAATATAACTTGATGAAATCCTATGTGGGTGCATTGTGTACTGTGAGTCTGTTTCATCTAATAATGGTTGTTCGTGTACTTTTCTACGGCCATTTTTTGAAGCTTGTTTAATAGCAGATATTCTATTAAATATACCACGTTCTCCAGACTTTGATTCCACAAGAGATGTCCATTCACGTAAGAATGTCTCACCATCTGGCTTGTCGGTGTAGCACACAGAGTTATTGGCAAGTGCCATCTGTGGTGCTGTCTCCCACCATTTACCAGACTTAGCATGTCTCATACGTCCATCAGATAGGTTAGATAAACTAATCATGGCTGATCTACGTACACCACCAGAGACTACAACTTCTCCAACTTTACACATTAAATTATGGCAGTCGTAGCTAGATAGTTTCTTACCCATATTCTGTCGGAACAAAGCTACAGTAAACGTAAATAAATCCATAAGAGGTGCAGGACCACTAGCTCTGCCACCAAATACTTTTAGCCTAGCACCTGCTGGCCTTACCTTTGACATATCCCACACAGGAACTTCGCCCATGTACAAATGTCCTATCAATTTACGTAATGCTTTTGCCCAACCTTCTTTGCTGTCTTGCACATCTATACATGTGTTGACTTCATCTAAAGTCTGTGGAATCTCTGGTAACTGATTTACGTACTGTCTCTCTACAGAGAAGCCTACACCTGTACCACACAAAAGAATATACATAGCTTCATCAAAAGCTTTTGGATCATCAACAGGCAGATAGCTACAGTTATACCCTGCTGTATTGTCTCTCTCAAGAGCAGAACCTGCAGTCATTAATGCTCTCATAGATGGCATAACTTCTAGTTTAGTTATAGCGTCAATAATCTGTGGTTTAGGTAAGTGTCCTTTCACTTTCTCAGTAATGTAGTCCACGTACCTCTGCACAGTTTCTTCCCATGTTTCTCTTCTGTTCTCTTCGTCAATCCACCTAGCATATCTAGATATTGCAATAAATTTTTGATAATCATTCATATTAGCTCTCCATTGTTATTTTTATATGTTTTACTTTTAGCCCATCAATATCATAGATAAACTCTTCTAATGCTTCTTGTATCTCTTCACTGGGATCACCGTCAGCAGGGATTGGGTATTCATCTTTGTCTACATCCAATGTTAAATATATTTTAACAACCATTGTCCAACTCTATACCAAAAGAAGTAAATAAATCTGGAGACTTTTGGTCATCCTTTTTTATCTCTATCAACTTATTTAAATACCACTGTGCTTTCTCTAAATCCTGCACGCCATTCTTGTATCTGTATCTCCAAAGATACTTCATTATGTTTCCTTGTAGATAATACTCAAAGCCTTCGCCTGTAGCTGACATTATTGCATCTATACATTCTACACCATATTTGTTGTAGTGTGGTGGACTATTTACCATATCTTTATCCTTACAATTCATTTCCCATTTGGCCATACTATGCACTCCCATCTGTTTTACTGTTAAAATTAATAGTTATTATATTGTCCTTTCTACTGATTATCTTACCATTTTTTTTAGGTGGGTCAATCTCTTTTTCTAATATACTGTAAAGTTTTTCTCTTGCATCAGCATCCTCTTCCATGAGAACAGGTACAGCCATAATCATTCTAACAAAGTTCATCAAAGAAAAATAATCCATATCGTTCAAGGGACTGTGGTCAAAGGCATCAACACTTAAATTTATATTACCTGTCCATACACCATCAACAATCTCTGGCGATACACGAATACTCATTTCTTCATCTTTGAAACCTAGATAGTTTAGAGTTTTGTTTTTCATATCTTCTTGTTCCTAAATTGTATGAGTTCTGGATGTTTGTTTGTACCTCTTTTCTTTAGCCACTTCTCTGGTATAACTCTAGTGCAATACAGAAAGTCATTCTTCTCGCACCATCTACCATAAGAGGTCTTAGATCCTTTTCTCAGTTTGTTGTTTTCGTTTTCAAAAACAAATCTAATGTCTAATTTAGGATGTTGTTTCTTAATTAACAAATGTTTCCGTCTATCAGCTACAGTAAATCTGCCCTTAGTTTCTATTATAATACCGTTTGGCAATACAAAATCTGGTGTATACATACGATAAGCTAGGTCTTCCCATTCTATCTTCATACCCTCGTATATAAATGGAATGGAGAGTTCTTTCAACTCCTCTGCGATCTTGACTTCAAGACCACTACGAAAACCTAGCCTACGTGCTACCTTATATTTAGTAGACTTAAACACCTACCACCAAATAGATGTAGACCTGTTAAACGGAAAAGCTCTTAGTCCAAGAGATTTTAACTCTTCATTAACAGCTTCGTCTGCCGATTTTCTGGCATCCATAGCTATCTTTAATCCCTCATACTTTCTTTCACGATAAGCCTTTTTCATCTCTAAGAGTTGCTTTTCCATTTCAGATATTTCACTAGCCATTTCCTCTAGTGTAGGATTTGATTTGTCATTCATGCTACTTGCTCCTTTCTAATGCTAACATACGAAACAATCTTTGGCTCTTTAGCCTTAGACAACAAAGATGGTAGCTCTTGCAAGTTCTCCCAGCACGAATGTTTGTATCGGCAGAAAGAACATGTTTTACTTAGCACTCTGTTGCCAGTTGGCTTACCTCTGAATGTTTCTTCTTCAGATTCATAACACCGTTTAAACACATTACTCTTTACTACTTTGACGTTTTCCTCAAGCTTTTTAACCTCGTTGTCAACGTCTATATTTTCGGCAGGTACGTATTTAAAACTACCATTAGCTTTATTTACGACCCACCATCCCCCTGCTTTCTTACCCAGAGCTTTGGCATAGCCAGCCAGTTGGCCAACGTAACCAAAAGCATCATCAGAAGAAAGTGTATCAAAAGATTCAAACTTATTTCTGTAAGACCAATCAGAAGCAGACTTAATATCATCAACAGCATCATTCAAAACTAAGTCATACGTGCCACTAACTTTTTCGTCTGCTACATCCAGATGTACTTTGTCTGAATCTTTAAATTTTATTTTGGCTTCTTTCATCAA